CTCCTACATTCACAACAACCTTTATTTTACCGCTCTTAAAGTCATTCAAGATGCGTTCACGCTCTGCTTTTGGTGTCGTTCCCGATACCATTTCGCAGCAATCAATGCTTTGCGTCAGCCGTTCTGCCTCTTTCAGAAAGCGGGTAAAGACTAATATGCCCTTCCTCTCTCCGCCACGCTTTGGGCAAAGCAAGCGTTTCACTATACTGACTAAATAGCCGTAGAAGTCAATTCTGTTATATTCTGCTTCTACTGATTTATCCGTATAGTCAGCACCCGTTGAGTTCGCTTGCAGATTATTCTCATCCCACCCTAATGGGTTCATTTGGAAGTAATCTATCTTTGAAAGGAAACCCATATCAAGTAAGGTTGAAATCTGCACTTGATAGATGACCTTTGAGAATATCAAAGGACGGGTACGAGTAAGGAACTTTAGCATTGCGCCAAAGCTGCTTGAACTTAGTCTGTAAGGAGTCGCGGTAAGCCCTAATACCTTGCACCCCGTAGCGTGGATAAATTCTTCATACATACCACCCTTTGCATTAACAAAGTGGCACTCATCTATGATTACGTTATTGAAATGCTGAAAGTCATCTGTGTGTCTTATCACGCTGCCTATCGTTGCAAAGGTGATACGGCTTATATTCTTTGAATTGAATGAAGCCGAGTAAACAGAGCAGTCAAGCACACCATAGGAGCATAGTTTCTTATAGTTCTGTTCAAGTATCTCTTTTGACGGCTGAAAGACAAGCGTATGCCCTTGCAGTCTGTTAGCGATGTCAGCTATCACAAGCGATTTACCGCTACCCGTAGGCAACACCATGATCGCGTTATACTTTGCTTTCTTGTCATTAAAAAAGGCTACCGCTGTATCGGAAGCCTTTTGTTGGTAGTCACGAAGTTTATACATCATATCCTTATCCCTTTCTCATCACTCAATTTCTTTACTAATATTGAGTAGTATTTTATCAATTCTTCCAGTTCAAAGCAAGACCACTTCTTTGTGCTGCGTGCCTTGACTTCTAATAATTGAAACCGCTGCATTCCTATCTTTCGGATAAGGTTCTCACGATACCCGATAAGGTGGTCGGCTGAAAATCTGTTACAAAATCTACATTCGCTATTGCAATTCTCCTCTTCGAAGCGAGTAGACATGTGTCTTCTCGAATGATAATGCCCGCAGTCGGATTGGTCGAAGGGCTTTATCTTTCCGCACGATATGCAACGGAACGTGCCGTTAGGGAAAGCGTCTCGCAATCTAATGTACTGACTAAATACCTTATCCAGTTTCTTTACCAAAGTAGCTTGGCTTGCTTGCCGTTTCTTTGGCTTGTCTGATTTTTTTTTAATATAGTATGGCATAATTAAAACTAATATTAAACACCTTTCCAAACAAGTTTTAACGGCTTGTGAGTAATATCGAAAACCCGATGCTGCAACTCGTGGACATAATTACAATTAATGAACGCATAAGGCTGATTATTCGTACCTGCATTCCAATAGTTGCGTTCATCGTTGAACGCTATTCCTAATTCGTTCCCATCATTCGGGTGTGTAAGGCTTGTCCCGATTATTTCTTTTCTAAAATCGAAACCAACAAGCACATTCTCGTTGATTTCGATAGGGGCAACATCTTTTATATCGGCTTCCCAAACGTCACCATCGTTTCCATCAAAGTCAAGGTAAACGTGTCCACTTTCAAAGATTGCTGACACATACATGGGCATTGAAGGCTTACCCGTTATATCGTTAATTTCTTGCACCCAATCACCTACTTGTAAGTCTTGGAGCTGTAAATGATTATTATACATAATTATAAAATTTAGTCAATGTAGGCGGACTCGAACCACCACCAACAGAATCAAAATCTGTTGTGCTACCATTACACCATACATCGAAATGCCCCACAGCGGTGGGGCTGTTAAATAAAACTATTAACGTGATTATGAAACTAAGAAACAATGTGCTTTGGGCAGGATTCGAACCTGCATCGCAAGATTCTCCAATCTCGAAACCCTTTATTGTTTAACGTAGAGGTTGGACATACTCTATTGCAGTTAAATTGTGTCTACCAATTCCACCACCAAAGCAGGCGTGGGGACGCTTCCCCACTTGTTGAACTCTTTTTATTTAGTTTTCTCAAATACGTCCATTATAGGTGTTTCTGAAATAGAAACCACCTCGTAATCAATCATTGTTTTAGCCATTACGTTTTTTACGTATTGACGAGCCTTGTCAAGACTTTCAGCCTGAACAAGATAGACAACGTTGGAACGTTTTTCTTTCTCTGTCTTTTCATCAATGGTAATGAATGCAAGTTTTGCTTTATACCATCTGTCATCGCTGTCGGCATCGCTGAAGAAAATCTCACCATAAGGAGCACGAGTAATCGCTTTCACGTCAAATTCGTCGCTGATATAGTGCGACATTTCTTCTGTTATGAAACTCTCTGCTTCTGAAAAGCTGAGCGCTTCTACTGCGTAAACCTCTGTAACCTTTTTGCTCCGACCATCTTCCATAGTCTTGTCGTAGCGTATCTTGGTTTCAAACCAAGAAGTTGTTTTGTTTCTCATTGCTAAAATTGTTTATAAAAATTCTTTGTTTCGTTCTACCTGCGCATTTTTAATATGTTCTCAAACACTGTCTGATATTGAATGTGACTTGCACAATGAGGTATCAGTAAAGACTTTCGCCTCAATTTTTCAAGTTGTTTTTTATCTGCTTCATCAAAAAAATACCTGATAGCCCTTACAAATGGTTTCGACTTCCAAAACGGCAACCTTCTAAACTCTGGACTTAAATAGTAATCAGCTAACTCATCGCAATACTCACATTTTTCAAAACTAAAATTTTCATCTCTTACCTTTGTTGTTTCAAAAGGCTTTGCTGGAAAAAGCAAAACAGCGAATGATAATTGTATCTTATATTTGTCGATATAGTCTTTTAACTCTTTATAAAAGCCTCCAACTTTCTTAACATTATATTGAAAAAACTCCTCGTTTCTCCATTGCGATTGACATTTATTAAGGACTATCATCGCACGGTCAACATCTTTAACATGCATTATAATGAAATAGATTGGCAAGCCTAACTGTTTACACGCATCAAATCTATGCTGCCCGTCAATTATTCTAAAATCCTCGCTCACGATTATTGGTGAGTACTTTGTTAAATCAAGTTCCTTAATAGACTTTACAAGTGCATTCGTCTTGACAACATTTCTATTTGTTTCTAACTTCTTGAAGATTGAGTAATCCGTTGTTTTATTAATTTCCATTATATAAATTCTTTATTTCGTTCTATTTCTACCTCCATAAGCCTTACAGAATAGTAGTCATCGCTGCTTGGGATATATAAACTAAATTCGGTTGAACACCAATTGCGCCACCTATCAATAGCCAAACTCATTTCGCTAATATCGAGGTCTGCACTACTTCTTAGGTATTTAACTTTCCCAAGAAATTTATCTTCCTTTTCCCTTATAAAAATATCAGGGTTAACAAGCTTCTTGAAATATTGTTGTTTTGCCCAAACAAGCGTGCAGCCATATTGACTTGCGAAATATGCTATAGCCAAATGACAATAGTTATTTTGGCTTAGGGTTCTGCGCGGTTTTTTCTCTGCTAACTCAACAATACTCCCCGACTCGGCCAACTTCTTAGCACGAAGCAGGAAATTGGCCTTGTCAAGAGGATTAGATGTGTCATACAGCATCAGAACGGCATATCGTTATCTTGTGATTGTGGTGTCTGCGTAGATGCATTCTGTACGTGCCTACGTTCCACCTTATAACCTCGAATACGAGTAAAGAAGCGTGTCTGTCCGTCTTTCTCATACTTCGTGCCTTGAAGGTCAAAGGAGATTGTTACAATTTCGCCAACAGAGAAATGGTCAAGTTCTGCACACTTGTCTCCACCAAACTCAAAAGATGGGTAGTTCTCATACCCACGCTCACCTGTGTAAGGGTCGAATTTAGTTGCGTCAAGCACAATTTCACGTTTATTGTACGTCTTACTTCCATCTTTTGATGGAATAGACTCGGTGTTCCCAATCACCACGATTTTGCCTGTAATTTGATTTGCCATAATTATCTAATTTGTAATGATTCTGAAAGTTTTGTTGTTTTCACACATGCTGCATATACTTCGGGATATTCGTCCTTGAGTTTCTTCTTGTCTATATCCTCACGGGTGCTTGCTGCCTTGCGTGATAGCGTGATGTGTTCGCCCTTGTAGGTTTTCACATCGTTATCTTGCATGAGTTTTAATAGCCCTTGCGAAAGAGCTTTCTTCTGTGCCTCAAGCTCTTTTATCTGCTGTACGAGCGTATATACCGCCTTTTCTGCCTGCTTGATTTCAGACGGCATACTGTCCGCCTTGCCTGTTGGGGTGTTGAATTTGCACCCCTTAACCTCGCATTGCAGTAAGTCCTTAATGGTGTCGGATTCGACACGTTTTACTTCTGCGAACTCCGACTTGTCATCACGTAGCCAAAGCGCATAGAGCTTGCTTACCCTTAGCTCGGGGTTTTGCAGCTCAAAGAGATAGACGTATATGCTTAACTGCCATCGCACGTACTCTTTGTCAAGCGTGTAAGTCGTCTTGAGGTCAGCAAGGATAACATCTTCGCCCTTGCATAACACGAGGTCTATTGCGCTCGCAAAGTGTTCTTTATCCGTTACGATATACTCGTTTGCAAGCGTTGTGAGTTCATTCTCTCGCTTGATACGCTTGTAACTCTCAAGCTCGGGAGTGGTGTCTTTTGGTTCAAAACCTGCATCGAATAACTCGATACTCTCATGCACCATCGTACCACGTTCGGCAGCTCTGTCAAGAATCCACTGCGGAATGTCCTTGTACATGTCGGGGAATAGCTGGGACTTAATCATCCCAGTTATCCCCTTTAATGCTATCCCATTCAGTGAATACGTGTGCTCTTCTTGATTGAATGCCACTTGGCTCTCTACTAATTTTATCATTTCAGTTCTTTTTTGCGTGCGCTCATTGCGCCTTTGAATATTGCGTTACTTTGATACGTATAGCAATCGTCCCATATCTGTTTTAATTCATCTGTGCTTCTTGCAGCCTTGATATTTGCAAGTATTGCCTCAAGATTAGGGTCGGTTGACTGCGTAGGAAGAGAACCATTCGCAGCCTGCTCGTTAATAGCGTACTTCGTGCCGAGGTCTGCACCTTTTGCAAAGTACACGTCAGCTGCCACGCCAATAGACTTCATTGCAACAGAAAGGGCATCCGTTAGAGCCATCTTGTACACTTCGTCAGAAACGTATGCGCCATTTCTTTCCATAGCCACGAATGAAGCCCCACCCGTGCCGGGGATAGCATCGCTCCATTCGCCATCAACCTTTATAAACATATTGATGTTACAAAACCCTTTGATTTCGTTGCCGTATGTTTCTGTCCATTGCTTGGTTATCTCGTATTTCCAACCGACACCGCAAACGCCAAATGTATCAGTCATTGCAAGAATACGCCATACGGGATTAACATCAGACATGCCCTTTAACCTACCTGCGTTTATCTGCTTTAACGCATTATCAGGTACTTTGCGAACCTTATTGAATATGGATAAATTAGGATTATCCATAAAATCATTATTCTTTTCTTCTTTCATAATCACTTAGTTCATTAGTTGTCATTAGTCTATTTAACCGCATGGTCGCAAAGGCTTTCTGTATCTCTACCTTTGAGTAATACAAAGGGGAGTTTACAGCAGCACCCTTGCGAGCGTGAATCAACCCCTGTTTCTCCAATTCGTGAAACGCCTTAAAGTCTATCTTTCTAAATTTAAGCCATTTCCTTACCTCCGCCTGCCTTAACTTGTCTTGCGGTGGGTCATAGTCTTTGACAGCAGCGTTATAACCCACACGGACAAAGTCGGCAATGATACCGCCTATATCTATAATGTCCATAGGCTAATACCTTTGAATGATAGTTATATACCCTGCCTTTTCTTTCTTTGTGGTTGCAAACTTGTTGTTCATAGGGTCGCACCCTGCATAGCGGTTCTGCCGTGTACACTCCGTGCATACGCTATTAGCCGTGTAGTGGGTCAACGGCACATGTAACTTGTTACCTTTGCCGATATGCTTAAACAGCCCCGTAATACTATACTGCCTATCCTTTAATGTTCTTTCCATATTCTTTTTTTTGTTTCGTGGGCATTGAGGAATCGAACCCCACTCACCTACCATAGATGCCCTTAAATTAAAACCTCACTATTCTCACGAACCATGAGGACGAAGACTAAAACTTTAATATAAAACTATTAACATAACTTGCCATTCAGCTCTGCGAATATATCGTTGAAAGAAAACGGCTTTGCCCTCTCTGCTTGATTGTGGAGCTCTTCGCCGTGTTCTTCGGACAGCCTGCGCAACTCTTGCAGGCAACCCATAATACTTTTACCACTCATTGTACTCTTCTTTTAATTGGTTATACACTTCTTTGAAACACCCTCTCGCTTGCCAAATGTAATTGGCAACAGCAGCGGCGCAAGCTATTGCACCAACTGCCATTAATACCTGTATCACCATTTTAATTTGCTTTCTATTGCATCATATATCTCATTCTCATCAATGTTAACAGGTATCTCATTATCATCATACACCTGTATCTTCAAATTAACATCAACGGATGTAACCACAAATGCACCTGTGCCATTCATATAACCACACGTGTAATCATCTTCTGTATAGCCATTCACGCACACATACCCCTCAACATTAGCATAAGGGCTATACTCGTTATCATCATCTAATACTACGCACTCATTGATATGCTCATCGCCATTGCGACCACAATCAACCACGTAATCGATTATCTTTTCTTTCAAGAGTTCTAATTCATTCTGTTTCATAACTCGTTCAGTTTTTAGTTCTATAATGTTTTAGCCTTTTCTTAGTTCATTTAGTTTCGGTATCTAAACCTTGTACGCACGCCCTAATCGAATAGTAGCAACATATCTCATTGCAGCGTGCGTTATATATTCATTCAGCGAGACAGACCCCTAACCTGCCTACTCTCTTACGTATAGAGGTATTTCGTAGCGTCATTCACGTTCTATATTTACTTCTGCCATCTGCAAGGTCATGGATTGTTAGTCTCTCTTGCAGCCTTTCATTTTCAATATCTTTTTGTGTCAATAGTTCAAAAATCACTGTAAACACTTGCTTTTCTCAACTAAAAGGTTTACCTTTGCCGTTGTACTTAATTGTTTACGTTTGCAAAGATAGTTCTTTTGAACTTACCAACCAAATTCTGAACTAAATAAATAGTTCTTTTAACTAATATTTAAGATTAAGAAAGGTTTATTTACAAAATGCACCTTATATATAAAAAAGAGCATATCAAATATGCTCATTCTTTGAAATACTGATACAACCGATTTCTAATGGTTACTGAACTTATTAACGAAGTAAATTTGACCTTTACCCGTTACTTTCGTTGTGATAGTCGTGTGCAGTACCCCATTGTTACCACTTCGCACACCTTTTTTGAGTTCAAACAAGCCCATATCAACGTACTTCTGATTAGGGATGTTATAGCGTTCTCCTTTCGTGCCGAGATAGCCGTTATCACGCATCCATTGGAATAACCTCTTTTCTCCCATCGGAGTGCCGTTCTGATTGATTAGCTTTGCGAGTTCGCCAATCAAGCAGGAAGAAACAGAACCGCTGACCGCTTTAGTAAAGGTGATAGCAGGTTGAGCGGCTTTTACAGATTGTTCCGCCTCAATACGCTTCTGCCTTTCGTCCTTGAGAGCCGTGGCGAGCTGGATAAGATAGTCGGGGTCAGTTAGTGTGCGTTCTATAATATTATCGGTCATATACGCACCATGTTTGCGGATTGACGGCAACACATCTCCACATACCCAATCTTGGAAGGATTCTGCCTGCGGCTTATCGGATCGCATAATAACCTTATATAGGTTTTGCTCGTTCACAAATATAGCCGTCTGTTGTCTACCCATACTATCGATGACCCCAATGCGATTGACCCCATCGGATTTCAATCTTGAAGTAACACCATCAACACGGAGTTCCAACACCCTACACACATCAGCAAGGCAAAATAATGGATTATCCGTTGTTCCCGCTGTCCTTACTTTCCCAAATTGTGAGTTTTCAAAAATCTTAATTTCATTCATAAAAAATTGCGACCAAACTATAATAATAAATAATTAAACTGCTAATGGAGGAGGGAGGGAGTAAGGCAGAGTTCCCCTTACCCACCAACTATTAATGATTGGTGTCGGGGACTTGCCTTTGCTCTGCTGAATGTTATCAGTCGGTCACTCGGCACACTTCAAAGGAATAATCTCTGTAAGTGTCGTATGGCTTCTCGGTATTATCACCGCCTGCACGCATCCATACTCAAGTCCTGCGCCTTTCTCCATGCACCCTTTTGAGAAAGTAAATAAGACCACGCCAAGGTGTATTTAGCCGTCAAACGTGGAATAAAAGAGGTCGGTTGTATATAAACAAAAACCTCTGCAAGTGTGCAGTCTTACAGAGGTTAAATATCTAAACTCCCAAATGGGAAAATTTAGCAATGTCTTTCCGCATTCTGCACAAATGCGGTTACAAAGATAGTTCTTTTGAACTTACC